AAGTTCAAAGTCATCCTGAACTTTCAATGTCCCTTCTGTTGTTTGGTGAACTGATCCTGTACCTCTAGAAGAGATACCTATTGTATGTCCACCTTTGATAATCTCTTTTACAATATTACCTGATGGAGTATTTAGGAGTTCTACTCTTCCCATCAAGTCATTACCCTTCCACCAAAGTTCTTTTATTACATGAGAGGCATTTTTGAGAGATACTACAGGACTTTCAGGGTGGTCAAGTTCCCCGTAAGCATTACCAATCTTTACAAAGTTCTCCATGTAGTTACTTACTTCCCTTTCTAGGACTACTTTTGAATAAACCCTACCATTTTGGTTCTTGGCTTCTGCTCTTTGCATTACTCCAGTAACTTCAATGACTCCAGGTTTTTCTTTGGATTCAGTTATTACTGGTTTGAAAGGTGTAATATCAACTATCAAACTCATTATTTGATTTCCCCTTTAGTAGTAAATGTTTTAGTGTTGAGTTCTTGTTTTTCTTCTTTTAGAGTATTAACAATAAGTTTCTTTACCACTTCCTTGAGTTGGGCTTTCTTCATACCATTGAACACATCAACATGGTTATCAGATTTTACTTCCTGATATTTATCATGTCTTTCAGTCTTTCTATTTGAACCACTCATTAGATGGTAATAATAGTTTGGATCTTTTTCAAGATTCTTCAATGCCTTCTTCTTAGCCTTTTCATAATCCTTTGGATCAACAGAAGTATTTGAAGTATCAATTTTCATCTTCTCAAGTTCAAAGTCAATACCTCTTTCAACAGTATTGATATGGTGTTTATCTTCTTCCTTTACACCCTCTACTTCATACTTTGATACTTTTTCTTCTTTGTAGTTGTCCAACATTTCTAATAAGGAACTCATAATAATATCATTTATTGTAAATAATCAACAAGTTTAGTACTTGTTGGTCTTTTTGGTCTGTTTACTTTCTTGTAACCAATCTTTTTTAGAAACTTTACTGCTCTATTATCTTTCTTGTTCTTTGAAAAGGCATAAGGAGTTGCATATTGAGCTCCTGTACCTGGAGTAAAAGATGCTCCAGTACCTGTAACTGAGATTTCATCTAATACTTCTTTTACCAGTTTTCTCAGTTCACTCTTTCTCATAGAGTTTCTAACTCTTTTATCAGTTCAAAGTACTCTAAGAGAACAGTAACCATTTCATCCTTAACTGTCTGTCCTTTTTCTAAAGGAGTAATATTTTTTACTATCTCATCAAGTTTGATTACTGTAACTTCATCTTCAATCTTACCCTTTAGTGAAGTTAGTCTTGATTTTACTTCCTCTAATCTTTCATTTACATACTCTCTGAGTTTGTTATCAGTTGAGATTGAGGTAATAAACTCTCTAAGTATCTCTTTCTGTTCAACAGTAAGATTATCATACTTATTATTGAACTTCTCTAATAAGATCTTGTATGTAAGTAGTTTTAGATCTTTGTCATATTTTGAAAACTCTTCAACTAAAGTATCCTTGATATCACCTTCTGACTGAGAAGTACTTGTTAGATGTTCAAAGATAGTAGTTTTATTATCAACAAATACTTGAGGATCAATAAGTTGTTTAGAGTTTTGAGCTTCAAGTAGACAGTAAAGGGCTGCTAGAGGTTTGTAATCTCTAATCTTTTTAGAAAAGAAATCAGTCAAATCATAATGTTCCTTGATATCAGCAATCAAATCATACTTCTGTTGTTTGAGAAGTTTTTGATTTAACTTTCTTGAGATTTCTGTTACTGAGGAAAGGATCATGTCAGCCTTATCAAAGCTGAGAGATTTATTTTTAGTAATAAACTCATATAGCTTCAACTCCTTTGTTAGAGTACTATTCTTTGAAAAATGTTTCTTTAGGATTTGAATAGCTGGGGAGGAAGTTTGAGTAATAGTCTCAGATGTAATCTGTCTAACTAATAACTCAAATATGAGTCCAGTATTTTTGTATTTTGAATGCTTTATTCTCATGTGTTGATCATTACATTTCAATCTAACTCTTTCACATATGGTTAGATCATATAAATAAATATTGTTACTTCTCTAAATCCTTGATATTTACTTCATCAAGTAGAGAGGGTTCCTCCTTCTTCTTATCTTCAAATATGAGTTTTTTCTTATTGAAGATATCCTGATTTTGTAGGAATACTGTCTTAGTAGTTAGGTTATCAGGGGTTTCCTCATTTACATTATTATTATCACTTGGGTATCCTCCCTTCATATCATTCTGTCCTAATCTATCTCTTCCACCTAAAGGATCATCTTGAGTACCAATAAAAGAAGCCTTCTCTCTGGGTCTACCCACCTCATTTTCCTTCTCATTGTATCCTGTTGGAACTTTAGGTGATTCTACTGTTCTTCTTCCATACATGGATGCTAAGTCATGAGGAGTTCCATAAGATGTACCAGATTCAACTGGGTCATTACCTTCATTTTCAATCTGATTGAGTCTAAAGTTTCTCTTAGCATCTTCTCTTACAAGGTCTCTCATCTCATTGTAAGTGTCTTCAGAGAACTTGAATAAGTATTCATAGACATAATCAGTTGAGAAGATATTTGATTCAATCATTTGAGAGGCGAGATCCATCTTCTCTTTCATTAGAGCTACTCTCTCCTGCTCATAAACAATAGATGGAGTAGTTAGACTGATCTCAAAGTTAGTCAAAGACTCTCCTGTAAATCCTTGAGAATAGAGATGGACAAGAGCTATCTTGGTTAGCTCTGATTCCATTATTCTTTGAATCCTCTCAATAGTTCTTGCAAATCTAATATCCTCTGCAGCCAATGTTGCCTTACCTTGAAGATCTCCTTCATAACCAAAGTATGCTTTAGGTACTTTCAGGGCAGCAAACATCTTATCTCTCAAATACTCAACATCATTTGTCCCATCATACTCTAGACCTTTAGTAGTCTCTATTCTTGTTGAAGGGTCATTACCTCTAACTGGAAGGTAGAAGTCCTCTAACATATTCTGTATGTTGAACTTTAGATTGTACTGTCCAGTATCAGGGTCAACATATGGAGTTTTCTTCATCTGGTTGATAGTTTTCTCCATAAACTGTTCAACTTCTTGAGGAGGAATATTACCAACATTTACATAGAACATTCTCTTCTCAGGTGCTCTCATTATTCTATGTATCAACATAGCATCCTCCATGAGAGTAAGTTGTTTGAAGATCTTTCTGGCAGGTTCAAGATAAGATCTACCATAAGGAAGGTAGTTAGTATCAGATATTAACCTGAAGTGGGCTACTTCATAGTTCTCAAGTTCAATGACCTTTCTGTTGGATTTTGGTAAGTAGTTTGGATCAAGTGAGGATGCCAATCCATCAGGATCTATCTGAAAGGTTACTTTAGATGGATTATCAGGGTCATCCCCTTCCTTTCTCACCATATGGTAGACAGTGTAGGGAAGTACATTGTAGACTCCAAACTTCTCTGATATTTCAAGTTTTAGGAAATAATCTCCATACTTACACATCCCTCTAACCCATGACCAGAGATTGAACTCAATATTGAGGATGTCATAGAAGAGGTTGTAGAGTACCTTTTGAATATTTTCATCAGATGACTTGATAGTTAGTATTTCATCTTGGTCATCTTTTAGTGTTGCTTCATCAGCAATAATATCCAATGTTGAGGCAAGTATTGGATCAGTATCCATAGCCTCATAATCAGAATAGAGTTGTATTCTTAGTGTCTGATAGTTTAGATTAGGATTGAAGATATTCTTATTATTGTAGATGTAGAGTCTTGAGAATCTATCAATCAAAGAGTTAGTCTCATACTTCCCAGTAGTCTGTATCTGGTTAGTATCAGCAATCTTTAGTTGATTACCTCCTACATTCCTAACAACAACATCATTAGAAAATAATCTTGATAATCTTGAAAATAGTGATCTTTCTGCCATTGAATCTTTCTTTATTACAATAAATATTTATTTACCTGATAATCCAAGAGATATCTTCTTCTCCATTCTTGGTCTTCATTTTGAAGGGGTCATCAGTCCTACCTCTTGTTGATATTACACTTGGAGAGTTCTTTCTGTTCATTGATGAGAAGGTCTCAAGTTGGGCCCTAGCTAAGTCCATTCCTTGCTGTCTCATTCTGAGGGCTGTATCTCTTACATAAAGACCAATACCAAAGGACATTACAATATCATCATTGTATCCACTCTGAGCTTGAGCTTTTCCTTTATCCCAGATAAATACTCTCATTTCTTCAAGTAATCTCTTTGATCTTATTTTTACTGATCTCTCTCTTACATATTCAGTCATCTTGGCAATAACTAAAGGTCTTGTCCTCATTGACATAGTAAATCCTGGTACAAGTTTATTGTTTTCAAACTTGGACATGTAAGACTCAACTGTTTCATTTTCATTTTTAGATGAGTAGTACAGATTTTTGTATTCTCTTTCAAGAATCTGCTCAATGGTAGCCCATCCAATATTAGCATTCTCAACAATGAGAAGTCCATCATTGTATTCTGAGGCTATTCCAACAAGTACATTCCCAAAGTCTTTTGGAGGGAGTTTACCCTTGTATTCAGCCACTTGCTTGGCATCCTCAATATCAAATACATGGAAGGCAGAGTAATCCTGTCCATCCCCTCTTGCCACATCAGCAACAATCATGTAATCTTTTGTAAAGTCAGGTACTTCCCATATCCAGAGATTACTGTCCACTCCTCTTCTTTCTAGGGGTTCTTGTATCTCTGTCTCCTCATAATATGTCATATCTTCTGGTTCAAATACAGTATCACCAGAACTCAAGAAGTCAGCATCACATTCTTGGGCTGCCATCTTTGGTCCTAAATCTCTGTCTTGTTGGTCTCTCCATTCCTGAGTTCTCTCTGGATGAACATCCCAAGGAAGGAGTATTGGTAAGAAGCTGTTTTCTTTTGTTTTAGCTTTTACCCAGGTTTTGTGAAACCAGTTACCAACACCATTTGGAGTTGAGATGGCAATACATTGTCCCCCTGTTGCCAGAGTTTGTTGAGCAGCAGTAAAGGTTTCCTCAATGTTATCAATAAAGGCTGCTTCATCAATGAGGAGTAAAGATACTGCCTCAGATCTTGCAGAATCAGAGTTGGAGGATACTGCCTTTATTCTTGAACCATTTTTCAGTCTCAAACTGAGTTTGTTGTATTCAATATTTTTTATTTTCAACCATTTTGGTAACTGATCATACATAAACTGTACTTTGGAGACCAGGTTCCTTGCAGTTGATTGAGTGGTTGCAAGAGCAAGTATGTTCTTATCTTTGTGAAATAACATCAACCAGAGAGCATATCCTGCTGACAGGGTTGAAATACCTAACTGTCTTGACTTCAATGTAATCACATACTTGTGATCACTAAACAACTTCAATACTTCTTTTTGAAATGGGTAGAGTCCAAATAATATCTTTCCCCTTGTAGGATGTTGAATGAAACAGTACTTCATCATAAAGTAGACAGGATCCTTACTACATTTTATGTACTCCTGAGTAATAACTTTTTTGATATCTTGTTGACTCATTTAGAAGTCTACTAACTTTAGGGTTCCATCCTTAGATTCCATTACATTGTCCTTATGAACATCAAGGTATTCATATTGATTTACAATCCCTTTATCTTCACAATCTTCATAGACTCTTTTGGATAGATCAAGATAAGAAGAAACCACTTCAAGATCAACTGATTCAATATCTTTTCCTTTTTTTCTCAACCATACCAAGAACTCATCAATATCTGTATTATTTTTTAGTTCATAATAGAGAAATGGATAGAGTGGAGAGTGTAGGAATGGTTTCTTTACTGGGTAACACATTTCTTGGACTTTGAGTTGGTATCCAGGAATATCACTAGTGTAATAAATCTTTAGAAAACCTTTTGTATCTCCTCCTTTGAGTTTATTACTAATATCCATTTCATCTTGATCATTAGTAACTTTGATAACTAGTTCTTTTCCTTTTATTTTCCAAACCTTACCTTTAGTTCCAGAACCAAGAAAGTTATCTAAACCTTCATATTGATTGAGATAGTCAAGATCAGATTTACTATCTTTGATGAAGTCTTTTAGGTCTTCAAGGGTAGATACATCTCTAAGATCACTCAGTTTTAGATTACCCATTTTAGAGTACCCCTAGTACAAGAACAAGAACTAATCCAATCCCAGTAGTGGATTGATAGACTTTAGTTTTAGTTTTTTCCTTTTTGAGATCTTTTTGAAGTGTATTGGAAAGATCTTGATATGTACTTACTTGTTCAACCCTATTTTCTTCAACTTTTCTTAGGTTGTCAAGTTGATTGTTTAGGTTTTCAATAATGGATTCTTGACCAATAATCTTCTGTTCCTGTAAATCAATCTTTTTCTTTAGAATAGGAACTTCCTCTCTGAGAATATCACCTTCAAGTAAATCCTTTATTACAAGTCTAGTAATCTCTTCTGAGAGAATCACTGAGTTGGTCTCTGTACCTGTCTGTGAAAAACTTGGTAAGGTCATCAATAGAAAGGGTATCAACAGAAGTAATCTTTTCATTTTTCTTTTGTTCTAGTTGTTCTAAAAGGTTGTCTTGTTCATTGATCTCTCTATCAAGGAAAGATATTTGACTATTCAAAGAATCTAACTCCCCTTCTAATACTAAGTTTTCATTGTGGAGAGAATCTATCTGTGAATCAAGTTGATTGATTTTATTTTGATATTCTTGAATGTAATCTTCTTGGTTTCCATAGAGAAAGTATCCTAATACTCCAA